GACATCGCTGTGCGCTTTGCGGATTTTTTCCAGAATCTCCTTTTCAATTTCTTTCATCGAATAGGTAACGTTGAGCCAACGCTCGTTCCATATTTTTTCAAGATGGAGAATTTCTTTCAAATCCCCGATGTTTTCTGCAAAAAATTCCTCAATTGTTTGCCGCTTTTCCTGCTTTTTGATTTCGTCAAAGGCTTTGATTTGCCGGTCTATCGCCCCGATCGGAGCGTCTACCATCTGTTCCAGTTCTTTCATCTTGTCCTCAAAGTCACTGAGCGGCTGATTCCATTGACGCTTCACCGATTTCCTGCTGTCGGAAAGAGCCGTTTTAAATTTATTGAGGTTTGCCCTGTCCGCCTTTGCCTCCTTAATGCCGTCCTCGGTAACTACCATGTTCCGATAAACCTGTAATTTCCCTGCCAGCTCCTCTTTGATTTCCTCGAAGTTGAAGCTGATTTGCGGCGGGATAACCTGTTCGATTGAAGGTGTCAGTCTGACTTCCATTCCTTGTTCCTCCTTTAAATCTCCGGCAGAATCAGAGCCGGTCTGGTTTTGGTCTGTACCGCCTGCCAAAAGGCGATTTCTTTTTCTTTTAAGTAAGCAATATCCTCCGACATATCCTGCCGTTCAAAGCGATAGTGCCGGACGGTTGCTTTTCAGCCGTACTCGCTGCGTTCCCGGATTCTGGCTTTTAAAACAGCAAACTCATACCCGGTCGCAAGCAGCTGATGAACAATCTGCGCATAGTAATAATCGGGTATCTGTCCGTTCCACTTTTTCCAATCAACAGAGCGCCTGATTTCGGTGGTTTTGATTTCCAACACCCCTTTTCTGCCGTTCCGGTCGGTCAGCTCTCCGTCCAGCGTTGCAAAGAGAAACGGGCAATCCGGTTCGTTTGCAATCATACCAAATTCATCATAATCAACGTGGAATTGTGGAAAATCCAGCTCAAACAATCTTCTGATTGCCGCTTCGGATTCCTTTCCAAAGCGAACCGCTTCCTTTTCCGAAATATCCTCCGGCTCGGTGATTCCTGTTTTTTCTTCCCACAGCTGAACATTGCTTTTCCATGGAGAAATTCCCAGGACACAGGCAGCGTCACTGCCGCCAATCCCTTTCCGCCGTGCCTTGAGCCAATCTGTCCGATTATCTACCAGCATAGCCTGTCCCTCACAAAATCTGTGTAATCGTCTGATGCAAAGCAAAACTCACGGTCGCTCTCCTCGATGTCGTGTGCGTGGTACTCCTTATGCATCTGCTTTGCTTGTAAGTAAGCCAGCCGCATGACTTCTTTCCTCTGCTGGTCGCTCATGTCGTTCTCCCAGTAGTCAGCGGAGCGTTCATCCAAATTTTCGGAAATAAAGTCTTCTGTGAAATCTTCTGCATGGCTTTTGCTGTACTCTTCGATGTACTCCTTTAGGCAGTCGTCGCAAATCGGATTGCCATCCAGATGGGTGATCCTCTCTTCACTGCATCGCTCTCCGCACTGGGAACAAATGATTCCCTGCGGTTCCTTGCACTGTGCATCGTAGCGCTCGTTTTCGCTTGTCCAATCTCTCACGTCATTTTTCCTCCCTTGCATTTTTTAATAAAATGGTGTACAATGGGAAAGAACTAATTCCTTTAGTTCCCGTATACGGAAAGGTTGGTCACTTCGGTCGGTGGAACAACCTTTCCGTTTGCTTTTGCTCGGCTCTGACGCTTCGTCAGGGCTTTTTCTTTTTGCATGGAAAACCATGTCGTTAAGCCATAAAGCCCGCACAGAACCAGCAGAAACAGGCTTGGCAGTGCGATTAAATACATCAGCTCAAACATTACTCTACCTCCTTAAACTCTGTTTCCTTCGATGCTCTCCAGCACCTTTTTGGTGTAGCCGGTTTCGTGGATGCCCTGCTTCCAGAGCCGCTTTGCTCCGCCCTCGCCGAGATTGTACGCCATCAGGTTGTCCGTCAGGCTGTACTTTTCAAGATAACCACCAAGGATAAATGCCCCTGCTTGGATGTTTTGCTCCGGGTCGGTGAGGTCGGTGGTTCCGATATTGCTGCTGAGGTACTCCATGTTGATGGTGTGTATCTGCATCAGCCCGTAGCAGCTGCCGTTTTGAGCATCCACTTTATATCCGCTCTCCACCTCCATCACTGCATACAGCACATCCGGCAGGACACCATACTCCTCACAAGCAGCCAGCGCCACATCCTGCAACTCGTGGCTGAGCGGAATGTCACGGTACTTATCCACCTCTGGGACCTTGACCGTAATCGTCAGTCTGCAAGTCACAGGCTCTACCATTTCTATCTGTTCTTCCTGCGCCAACGTCAGAATCGGCTCTGCTGGCGGCGCGTCGTGGATCACATCCCTCTGCTCGCAGCTGCTTAGCAACAGGCACAGGCAGAGGGCAAACAACATTCGTTTCAATTTATCGGACTCCTTACAATGCTTTAAGT